CGGGGAGGTCGAGAGCTTGCTTGCGGACTGCTTGATTGTATTCGTCTATGTTGATTCGCTGCTGGGCAAGAGCTTCTTTAAGCTCTGCCTTCATTTGAGAGGGAGAGGAGGGGAGCTCACTTGCAACTGAAATCTCCACCTCATCAGGATATGGGATCGTATTTTCACTTAACTCCATCGAGCCATCAGCAGTGTTGACCACGATCCCGGCTAAAGAATCGTCAAGACTAGAGATGCTGACAACCTTTTTATCGGTCCACATATCCTTCAAGATCCGCAACAGCGCCCGATAAACTCCACTGACGCCAGATGCGATATGCTTCGCTGTTGGGGACAGCGGAATTCCGGAGGTCTCATATAGGAGCCCAAGACCGGAAGCAGAGTCTACCCGCCCTGGCGACTCCCCAGACATCAAGGACTGAGGCTGATTCGCCACACGATCCATAAGCTGAGTCGCCAATTGGACGGCCTGCATCATCGGAGCCGTCATCTTTGCTGGCTCGATATTCTCCGGCTTGAGATCTGGACAAGTGTAGTCGGGCTCGTATCGCAATCTCTTGATGCCGTCCTGCCCTCGCTCCGCCTCCGTAGGAGTTCCGAGGGTGGTAGGCCAAAGTTGCAACCCATAAAGATCAAAATCCGCCACCGCCTCAAAGATGCTTGACAGGGCATACTCGATCTCGTTGTTGATAGGGATCAACAGATCCACGTAGCTCCGGCCCCAGAACGATCCCACAGGAATATCCCGGATAATGCGAATAGGCATTGGATACCGCATTTGTGCGTGATCGTGCCTATATAGCTCCTTGAACTTGGTTACGCCCGCGTACACAGAATATTCCGCCAGATATCCGTCAGAGGACTCTGTCCACGCCTCTACCAAGAGCGTTATCGGAACGTGAGTTTCATCCTTTTTCTTCTTTCTTCCGCCCCCGGTATTCTCCGATGCATCCGACGTCCGAATAAAGAAACCGCCCCCGCCATCAGTTGTCGACAAAACCCCGTTTGGCCCACCCTCGAATCCATCTGGCATATTTCCCACGGGAATCTTAGTGTCCTCTACCCCTTTATACATCTTGGATCGGCTATTCGGGGTGAGAGCCAAGCCTTTCAGCCATTCCACCGGAACAGGGCGAATGCGCATCAAACCTCGTTGCCCACCCGGACTAGCCACATCCACGGGTATTGGAAGAAGCTCCCACGGCATAATCACTTCCACGCCATGAGAATCCTCCCCCTCAATCCACAGGCCTAACCCCACGGTCCCATACATGAGCAAGCTCGGGCACAGGTCCAGCTTCATCTCCTCAATTTTATCCCTCGACATAGCGGAATCCAGCACCACCTGAGCCACGCTCGACTTCCGTACCCCATCCAGAGAGATCCCTTTCTTCTTCACTTTTGGCGACATATCGATCGCCAAGAGCCGCCCCAACTGAGCCATATACTTGGCCACAATCTCATCATTCCGGAACTTCATCACCCCGGCTTCGTTGAGATACCCCACCGACACCGTTCCCGCCTCATAGTCAGTATGGCTAAACTCCCGTAGCCCCTGTAAGTACATATTGGCGATCCACCAGCGGACGGAGTGTGGATTCCGAAGACTCTTTCCGTGCGACACCATCTGGGCAATCGCATCTTCTCTCTGAATTTTGTCCACCGGAAAAGTGAATTGGTACGACATCTTCGTTGTCCTTTTAGGCTCCCATAGTCATTGTGAAGCCAGATTTCTTTCCGTCCTTCTGCGCCACTCCACTCAACTTATCAGGCTTCGTCGGCCTCTGCGGAGGAACGTCTTTCATAGCCCTAGCCAGGAGTACGCGGCTGGCCTTCCCGTCCTTCTCCCCAACACTCCACGCTAGGAGGAGAAGTTCATTCATCTTTGATAATCTCCTTGACATCTCCCGTACAGTCACGCAAAGAACGTAGACTAAGAGGACGATAAGGCCGAATACAACCATAACGGCCGGTATGAGCAAGGATGAGTTATCCATAGAAAGTTCTCCTTCAAGTGTATTATAGCCCGCTATGAGCTTTCGTCCAATAGGGTATTTGCTAATTTGGCGAGAATATCCCCATGACAAGGCTTGGGAAAACAGAAGCACCCAAGACGCCTCCCCCTCAATTCATGTAGATCCTTTAGTAAGGCTGGTCGGGCCATAATCCTTTTCCTATATTTCTCGATAACTTGCTCACGGGTCCCGTCTCCCCCAATCTTGAAAGGATTTCCCCACTTGCTCGGACGGCCGATAAAGACGTCATACTCCATCCCTTTCGTGATATTTACCACGGTAGTCGGCTTCATCGCTTTCTCCTGGATTGGGGGCGGGGACGCTCACGGCGTTTGGAAAACTTTACACGGCCCTTGCCCCGTGCCTTTTGAGATAGGATGTTTAGCATTTCATCTGAAACCTCCGCAGAGCCGATGCCGGAGAGGACGGGCATCCCTTTGACGACTGGCTTCTCTTTGATGATGCGTTCGGTAAGGGAGCAGACTCCACGCTCACGGCGGAACTTGCGACCCTTGGTTTTGATTACGTGTTTAGACATCGAGATCGTATCGATCGCGTCGTCATGGGGGAGAAGCGCTAGGTCCATCGTGAAATCGGAAGTCTGAGCATACAATTGATCGTATGGCCACGTTCCGCTTAGGTGTGAGGGATACTTGATTCGGCCGGAGTTGAACCGCCACTCTAAGGCCGCGATCCGGTCAGCTTTGCTCTCTCGCGCAGGATATTTGATTGGGAAGACTCTCCCGATCCACTTGTCATTTCTGACTTCGTTTTGCTCCTCTGCATAGACCTCATAAGCCTCTGCGAAATCCTTTTGCATCCCCACCGCTTCGATCCCAACCAGACGCACATGCCAAGCTAGGCCCGTCTCGTAGATGAGTCGCATAAGAGTATCGTTAGACGCGCGGCCCATCCACATATGCAAAACCCACATGGTTCCTGTTGTATCAAACCCACAAATTGCTATGCAGGAGTAGTCCGAGTGGTTCGTCTTCCCATAGGCGTAATCGAACAGGAGGATACGAAACATCGGCATGACAAGCTCGTTGAACTTTCCTGTTTTCTCTGTGAAGAAGCGTGCTCCTCCTACCTCCTTCGCAGCCTCGAATACCCGCTCCTGCCACGTCACTACGTTGGTATTGGCAAGAGGGTTAGCCTCGTTGAACTCGCCCACGACCTCATACTCGTTCTTTCGATCGTCTATCTTTAGGAGGCGATCCTGGCTGGATACCGGCTCGTTCAAATACTCCGAAGCAAAAGCAGCCGGGCCAATCTCCTCCAATCGAGCCTCAAGGATTTCCCAAGACCACTTAGAGGGCCATAGCAAATGTCGTGTCCCGTCCTCGTCTTCCTCTCGGGCTTTGTATAGCTTCCGATTCCAGTAGTTGAACCGAGGGTCATCCCCCCGCAGAGATCGGTACAGGAAAGACTTCCTATCAATCAGGGTTCCAACCCAAAAAGCACACGACCCACTTTCAAGCATGGGGATGATTTGCTTAAACAGAATCGTCTCAAACTTATCAATGACAGCCTGCCGGGAAGACTCGGAGTCACTATCCGGATCGTTTTCTGGATCGTCAAGAATGAACAACGCAGGACGGCCTCCGCGCTTCTTCCCCATGACACTGAGACCCTTCAGCGTAGACCCGTTCGTCAAGCTCAGATGATGCAGGCTCCACAGATCGTCACCGCGCTTAGGCTTTACCACTCCAAAATCTTGAATAATCAATTCATTGTGCTCAAGCTGACGCCGGATCTTGGCAAACGTCTCCTCCACCAGCTTATCAATCGATAACCCCAAAATGATCTCATACCCTGGCCGCGTAAGCAGAAGAAGAAGAACGGACTCAACCGAGATCACAGTGGATTTTGCGAATCCTCTCGGCGCGGCGACGGCGTTACGCCCATGTGACGCCAGATCGTACACCAACTCATAATGGAAGTCTGGGGAGGTTTGGCAACCGCGTTTATAGAAAACAGCTTCCTTTGTCGTAGCAAGATATACATTACGAAAGAAGTGCCACGCCACCGTAAAGGCTTCCGGAGAACTATGGTCTCGCAAGACGGCTAACCTAGCTGCGTGCTGCTCCTGCGGCTCCATCTCCGCATAGTTCCTTGGAAGCGGCCAATACGGATTTTCCGAATCTCGAAGCCCTTTCTTGTCT